TTGAGCGAGCACTGTATTACTACGTGCTTGATAATAAGTTATTTGTGCACGGTGGCTATGATTGGCATTGGCCTATAGAGAATACTTCTCGTCATGATATGATGTGGGATAGGGAGCTTATTCAGGCCGCCATTTACTGGAATAAACAGGCGCCAAAAACCGGAGTGATGAACAGGGTGAAGGATTATGATGAGGTATTTATCGGTCATACCACCACTTCTCATTATGATTCTGAGCTCAAGCCGGTACATGTTTCTAATGTATGGAACCTGGATCAGGGTGCTGGCTGGGAGGGTAAGCTTACGATAATGGATATTGACTCTAAAGAATACTGGCAGAGTGATGTGGTTAAAGGCTTGTATCCGGACGTAAAAGGCAGATGATAATTTTCTTACGAGCGGGGGAGCAAAAATAATTCTCCTTATGCATTGTATATTCAAAAACTTTTGTATCTTTGTACCGAACTATAAGATTATGTTTTCGTACAGAATGGCAAATACAGGCAAAAATGTCACCATTGATCGCTCATCCAATGGGAGGACCGCTATGTAGATGCCTAGGTTAGGTTAAACATCGAAGAAGGCCCTCCCAAAAAGAGGGTCTTTTTTTATTTACGGCTCGTCGTCTAATAAGTAGGATGTCCGTCTGATACACGGGCGATCGTGATGCAAGTTCATGCGGGCCGACAAAGTTCTTTGAAATGCGGGGATGTTAATTGAAAAATATTTTGTATATTTGCAATATAATCTCAAAAACACTATCCGCAATGATACCTAAGTATGCGCACTCTTTGGGTGGAAAAAAAATGGCAATAATATTAAGACAGAGAGCTTTAGATGATTATTATAAAAATCCCACTTTATGCAAAGAGTGTGGGTGTGTTATTGAGGTTGGGGATAGAAAGGTACGAGAGGTAAGAAAGAAGAAGTTTTGCAATCGTAGTTGCGGGGCTAAATATCACAATAAAACAAGGTTGCGTAAACCTAAAAAACTTCCTCGAAAAAGAGTCAGGAAAGATAGGTCGTGGGGCTGGTTGGAGAATTGTACAAAAAAACAGGTGTTTGATAAGCATGTTAATTGGCAGTCTGCTAGAAGTTCTATAAGGGTGCATGCTCAGTTTGTTTATAACAGTTTTAATGGTGGTAATAGGGTTTGTGAAAATTGTGGATATAGTAAGCATATTGAGGTGTGTCATATTAAAGGAGTATCTGAATTTGGTGACGATGTGTTAATTTCGGTAATTAACAATAATGATAATTTGGTCGGATTATGTCCTAATTGCCATTGGGAGTTTGATCATAATGTGTTGATATTGCGCGATAGAGTAACTGGCTAACTCGTGGGGCTCATATCCCCAAGCTCCGGGATCGTTCCCCGGTCGCGCTACTAAGGGGATGTAGCTCAGAGGTAGAGCGTTTGACTGTTAATCAAAGGGTCGAAGTATCGTAATCTTCCTTCCCCGCTAATGCGCTCATAGCTTAAACGCAAAAGCAGCGGCCTTCTAAACCGCTTATTCGGGGTTGGAGTCCCTGTGGGCGCACAAATGGAGTACGTCGTATAATGGTAGTAGTATCGCCCTGTCACGGCGAAGGAGGGGTTCGAATCCCACGTATTCCGCAAATGGGCTGGCATGTACCAAGGCTGGCGACACTCCCTTGCAAGGAGCGTGAGGTGGATTCGATTTCCACCCGGTCCACTAACGCGATATAGGTGTTGATGATTGCATGTGACCCTTCCAAGGTCGGGGACTGAGTTTGAATCTCAGATATCGCTCTAAGGTCTCTAAGCATTAAAGTGATGCTCCAGACTTTTAATCTGGAGAAGAAGGGTCGGTACCTTCAGGGACCACAAATGCGCCTGTATCTCACTTCGCTACGAACGAAGAGAAGAGTAATGGACACATGAGGGTTCGACCCCCTCCGGGCGTTCTAATGCGTGTGTAGCTCAGTGGTTCAGAGCGGTTGCCTTACAAGCAACGGGTCGGGAGTTCAACTCTCTCCGCACGTACAAATGGCCTTTTCGCATAGTGGTTGATTGCACCGGCTTTGTAACCCGACCTCGGAAGAGCGCGTCAGTTCGAATCTGACAAAGGCCTCTAGATGCCCCGGAAGGTATTGATCCTTCTCCGCATGATTCAAAGTCATGTGTACCACCTTTATACGACAGGGCAGTATCCGGTAGCGGGCTCGAACCGCTGTATCCAAGAGTGAAAATCTTGTGTGTTAACCTACTTCACCAACCGGACATTAGGGTGCATAATCAGATTTGAACTGATGACACTTGCGTCACAAGCAAGCATGTTGCCGCTACACCATACGCACCATATGTTGGCCCAGCCGGGGATGATCCGACAACCTTCTCATTATGAGTGAGCTGCGCTACCTTTGCGCCATGGGCCAATATTAGTTGGGGCGGCCGGGCTCGAACCGACGAGGGATTGCTCCACCTGCTTCCAAGGCAGGACTGCTACCAACTACAGACCTACGCCCCAGTATATAAAAAGCGAAAAGGCCTCCCCGGTGGAGGCCTCTGCCTAAGATGAACATGAAAGAAGGAAACAAAGTATCATGTACACACAGGTGGCCTCCGGAGGATTTCCTCTGGCTGCGACTGCTCTATGTGTTGTATTGTAATCATGGTACAAAGATAAGGAAAATTTTATACTAATGCAAACATTGTTTTATTTTTAAGTCTTCCGGATAGATATGCTGCCAATGTTTTATACCTGATGTTAGTTGTGGCGGCGGCTTCCTTAATTGTGTTATAGAAAATTCCGGTTTCCAAATTTATTGTCATTTTGGTGTTTGCTGGCGGGCTGTTTTTAACAATGTCACTTATTTTTTTTCTTGTTTCTGGAGATACGTATTTCCCTTTTTCTGAATCAGATATCTTATCTCTAGTTTCTTGGGTGACCATTCTGCCTTTTTGTGCCAAAGACATTCTTTCTTTTGTTTTATTAGAGATTTTTTTCCCTAATTTGGCATTCCTCATCTTATCTTTGCTTTCGGGTTTATGTTTAAATCCAAGCTGGCTGCCGGCGGTAGGACAAATATTAAACCATGGGTTAAATAAATTTATGAATAACTGTTCTGCTTTAATTAAGAGTTGAGCGTCGCAGCATAATATGGTTTCAAATATCAGGTCGGCGGGTCCGTATTTATTGTAATGTTTCTGAAGCTTTGAGTTCCCGTGCTTATTTAAGTGTAAATCGCTATAGTGACACCTTTCTCTAGATTTAAGATTAATAGCACTCCCTATATATACTCTCTCCGGATGAGAGATTGATCTGATGCCATAAATTCCGCTAATCTTATTCATTGTCCGTTATTAAATTATCCGATCAAAAAGAAGGGAAGGAGAGATCGGACTTCTCCTTATCAATGGGTGATCAAGCCCACCTATCCTATGCAAAGATACAAAAGAAATTGGTATCGAGCAAAATAGTTATCTTTGTAAAAAATACGCTTGATGAAAAAGGCTAGTCCTATTACGCATTCATTCGCGAAGATAGACCCAAAATATATTGACAAGATTGGGCAATTCCCAAATCGTAGCATTGATCCTGCACTAAAGGATGCTAAATATTATATGGAATGTACTAAAGCCATTTATTCTATTTTTGTTAATGATCGTACTTCCTGGGGTGCGTCAGCGTTTAATCATGATAATTTACTGCGTCTTTATGGTAATGGGCAACAGCCGGTAGATATTTATCAAAACTCCATGCTAAGAGAGTCAGCGGAGCCTAGCGGTGGGCAGCTGGCGAATCTTCCGGTATCTCGGGTAGCCAAGAAAGAGGGGTGGCTTTCAGTATTGTGGCAGCCAATAAGTCTAGCACCTAAGCTGTTAAGTAATGTACAGGGCATGCTGGATAACACCGACTTTGATATTTTTGTTTCTGCCATAGATTCCAACTCCAGGGACATGGAGGCTACAGCTAAAGCTAAGGCTTACGTTCTTAGCTTAAATAAGGCGTTTCTTACGCAATATAAAAATACTGCCGGGCTTCCTGTAGAAGAAGAGATGTCGGTTCCAGATAATCCTTACGAGATTGAAATGCTGGAGCGCTCGGATGGCTTTAAGGTTAATTTTGCAAAGTCAATGCAAAAGTTGGTCAGACATTCTATGGATGTATCCGGATGGTCTGATGTTCTGTATAAGAAGTTGTTGACAGATTTGCTAGTTCTTGGTCGTTGTGCTACTCGCAGTTATTTTGATCCTGAGGATAAGAAGTTTAAGTCCAAGTATATTGATGTGGCTAGGGCTGGGGTGCAATTCTCTAATGACCTGGACTTCTCTGATGCTGAATATGCTTTCTATTTAGACTTGATGCAGGTATCTGAGATAAGGATTTTGATGCCTGAGCTAACGGAAAGAGAGCTGCTTAGTATTGCTGAAGCTAATGTGGGGCTGTTCGGTAATGCAAGTTTTATTCAGGATGGTGCCAGATTGATTAGTGATCCTACTAAGTCTCCCATGGACTTCCCGTGGAATAATTTTTACATATCTGTATTTGATTGTGAGTTCATGGATTATGATATGAGTAGGGCGATGGAGTATACTAATGTGTATGGTACTAATAGGTATATTCCACTAAAATTTGACGACCCGCTTCCGGCAGTTACTACGCGTCAACAGCGTAAGGGGGTGACTATAAAAGAGCGTGTTACAGAGATACGTCAGCCTAAGCAGTGTCGCTGGATAGTTGGTACTGATTATGTTCTTCCTGGTTGGGGGAAGACTCACTTTGCCGCTCGCCCGCAGCCATCTAAGCCCAGGCTTTCGTTTAATTTTGAGCAATTGATAGTACCATCTCTTATTGAGCAGATAGTACCTATTTTAGATCAGTTTCAGCTGACATGGTATAAGTATCAGAATACGCGTGCACAGGCGATAGAATCTGGTTTTGCGATTGATTTTGGGATGCTATTGTCGCTCACTGACGCTGATGGTAAGAAATATCCATTAGACGAAATACTAACTATGTGGAAGCAGGTAGGGCTCTTGCCGTTCATGACCTCACGCTATGGGGGCTATGCCGGCGGTGCCGTCACTCCTGTAACCCCTATTCCCAACAACCTTCAACAAGACCTGGCTGCTATTCAGCAGGACTTTCAGACTCAGTTCATGCTATTCGAGCAGGTCACTGGTATCAACCCAGTGGCACTTGGTCAGTCTCCTAATCCGGAGGCTCCGGTAGCTACGTCAGAGGCGGCACTGCAGTCTACCACTAACGTCCTTAAGCCTATCATCACTGCCACGAAAGAGCTTAAAGAAAATATTGCGGTGGGGCTGATGAGTAAGATACAGGCCGGTATTAAGGCTGAGCCTCAAATAAGAAAAACGTACGAGGCTGTTATCGGCAAGACTGGTGTTCAGTACATTGTTGATGCAGAGAAGGATAGTGTGCAGTATGGAATGAGGAGCGAGGTTAAGCCTGACCAACTATTCAAGCAGAGCATCGCTAAATACATTGCTATCTCGCTACAGAACGGTCGTGATGGTAAGGCTGGGATCAAGCTTCCGGAGGCCATGCTTCTTGAGGAGCAGATGCTTCGTGGCGGTGACTTCACGCAGCTTCGCCAGGACTTCTCTTACCTTCTTATGCGTGCGGAGCGTGAGTTCGAGGAGAGACAGAATCAGTCTATCGACCGCCAGAATCAGGGTCTGCAGCAGCTTGAGATGACTAAGGCTCAGGCGGCGCAGCAGAAGGCGCAGTTCGATGGCATGACTCTGCAGATGCAGGAGAGCGAGAAGCGTAAGACTGAGAG